AGCTTCTTCTATATCTTTAATCGTTTCCGACTCTAAAGCAAACTCTTCACCATCTAAATAAGCTTCATTGAATAACACATAAACGTCTTTATTTAAAATCTCACAGAAAAACGTGCTACATCTTTCTTCTTCTATGTTAAGCTCATAATCAATTGAATAATCTATACTGACATCTAAGTCTAAGCCATTAAAACTTACACCTAAAAAAAAGTCAGCTCCACTAATAGTGTTATCGTTTGCTATTATTTCATCTAATTCGCCAGAGTAATCGTTAAATACTTCTTCTTTGTTTAAATCTACTATCATTGTTTTTGTTTTTAATTATGGTGTAAATGTATACACAATAATTGTATATACAAAATATATTACAACTTTTTTTTAATAAAAATACTTAAGTGCCTGATAATCAACAATAAAAAAACACCCCGCCAATAATTCAGCGAGGAGTAAAAACAAAAAACTCTTAAAATAGTAACACAAAAACTAATTCTCCTTTAGCTCATCTATTGGAAAGGGTATGTCACCAATGCCATCAATAGCATCTATCTCTATTTCCATTCTGGTGTATGGCACGTCTCCAAGCGTTTCGGTAAGTTCTTCTAGCGAATAATAAAACTCTTCTATCTCGCCACCGTTTGCCTCTATTACAGTAAGGTCTACTTGGCTATATGGTACATAACAATAAAATGTCATATTATAAATTTTTCTTTTTCTAGTTGTGCAATGATACGCAAAACTTTCTTTTCTGACTCGTTAACCAATGTACAAATATATTTAATTTTTACTTGCTCACCAGATAGGGTTAAAAATATTCCTTTAATCTTCTTTTTTAGCATTGATAAAATCTACTTGCATTTGTAAATGATTAATAGCTTTTCTTAAATCTTGAACTTCATCATCCTTCTTGCCGCTCCTTAAAATATATTCCAAAGCACTAGCTTTGCAATGTGTTAACTCAAAGTCGTGTATCACGTCTATGGCTTTAATACCTTTATACTTACCAGTATAATAAGTAGGGCTAACTCCATTCTTGTAATTTTCAATATTATCTTTAGCACTCATTAATAATTGTTTTTAGTTTATCTTGATAGGCTTTTGAAGCTTCTAATTCACAATCGAAAGCTCCAAGCTCAACCTTTTTTCCGTTAATTCTTATCGATGACCGCCACACACCTCTAAATCTACACCAATGCACGCCAACATACTTAGATGAGCCAGCGACCGTTCTCTTGCTACAGTTTTCTCTAGCGGTAACAACTCTTAGGTTTTTAACAACATTATTGGTTCTATCATTATCAATATGGTCTACAACTAATTTATAGCCGTTAGGCTTATGACCCAAAAAGGTTATAGCAATTAACTGGTGTATAGTTATAACCTTTCCAGACAAATTAACAAATTTATATCCACTGCTAACATTTGTCGCTTGCTTTAAAACTTTACCCTTAACTCTAGCTAAACCACTCTTGTTAGCTTTATTCTCAATAACTCTATCAACACTTCTGATTTCACCTAAATTACTTGCTTGATAACCATTAAAGTTGGGTATGTTGCGCCAAACTTCAATCTTACAATCTCTAACCACTTTTGGTAGGCGAACCTCTTTCATTACCTCTTTCATTGCAAAATCAACTACACGCTTTGTTGTTGGTGTTTCACCTTTCTTATATTTCTCTTCTCTACTCATAATGCTTAGTCATTGCTCTTTGTAAATAATCTTGGTAGGTCTTATTACTCACCTTGTACTGGTGTCCGCTATCTTCACAGTAAAGAACCCTTTGTATAGTTCCCATGGCGGTAAATATTGTATTTTGTAGTTTGACGTTTAAAGACCCCGTTATTGGACAAGCCCACTTGGGTAAGCCTTTCTTAGTACCTACGTTTGTAACGTTCTTAAAATACGGTTGCAAGGTTAAATAAAGCTCTTCAGTTGTAACAATATCCCCCTTATTATAGTCTACCATCTTTTTTAGGTATTCTTTTTGCTCTTTTTTAGTCCCATTTTCGACCATCTCCCACATCTTAATACCTTCGTGCGACTGCTTTGGGGTCAATCCAAAAAACATAGCCATGTAATCCATAGAATAACTAATAAGCCTAAACTTACTTTTAGCCATCCTATATATGTCAAAACTCTTTACGTATTGATTTACATGTAGTTTGTGTTTTGCTGCTCTGGTTGCAATCCATTTATTATCAAATGAATTATTATTTTGACCGATAACCATTAGGGACTTGTTATACTCTGGTAGGAACTTTTCTAACATCTTTTTGTCGCAGTGTTCGCTATCCCATGTTAAAGCATGAACTTTATTTTCCCCTAGCCACTTCCAGCTAATAGAAATTATTTTAGGTTCAGATGTTACTTTTTTGTAGTCTACATATTGCTTACCAGTCCACCAAAGATTAGCCGTTATTCTGCTAGTTTCAATATCGTAAACCATTATTTTATCATCTGGAACGCTTGAACTTAGTATGTTGATGTTTAGCTTTTTCGCCAAGGCTCTTACCGTCCTTTCACCACAATTAAACTCTTTTGATAAAATTTCTTGAACTTCTTTTCTAGGCTTTGAGCTGGCATATAAATCTATAAGCCTTTGCGTCTGACTAGGTTTTAGTTTTAATTCTTTTCCTTTTGCCATAATTTTTTGTTTTTCAACAAATATACAAATTATTTTTTAAAGGATATTTTTTTATAAAATGACACGTTGAAATTCTTGTTTACAACATCATAACCAAAGCCATAACTATTCCCCTTTTTATGGTTGTATAGTAATTGAGGGGAAAACCCAAAGTAACTACTGTTGCCAGTTATCATAGCGCCAGCACTCAGGTAAGATTTACGCTCTTTAACGTGTGTAGAGTCCCTTATATAAATAGAATCGTGTATAGTAAACTGCTTAACATCGTATTCTAAACTTACTTTTTGTGGCCTTTTTTCTGCATTAACTAAAATGGAGGCTTCTAAGAGACTATCTTTTTGCTGGTAGTAAAAGGTGCGTAAACCCGTTTTAAACTCGTTAGTGTCGCTTAAATCGATTCCTACAGGCTCTTCTTTGATATACCTAACTTCAGTGAGTGGCACATGGATTGTTTTTTCTATTGTATCTACAACCCTAACAGAGTCTACCCTAACAGTCTCAATAGTTTTATATTCAGTTTTTACCCCGCTATCATTACAAGTGTAAAAAAGGACTATCCAAACGAATAGCCCTAAAATTATGTAGGTTTTGATATCTTTCATTTTAGCTTTTTATCTAAGAATTTTTTAATATATTCTACAGAAGTACTATTCTTAAACATGAATAACGCTAAAGCTATTAAGGTTAAAACACCAAAAGCTGTTATTGTAATCATGTCCATCATTAAACCATAAACGGCAGTTATCAACATTAATAACCCCATTATATTTGTGATAATATTTTTTAGTCTATCGCTCATTTTAATTTTTTATTTTCTCTATCGTAAGTTAAAAACCTATCTTCAATAGATATTGTTATAAATTCAGCCTCTTTTAATTTGGCTGTTAATTTCTTTTCTGCTGTACCCCAAATGCGCTTATAATCTGTATTGAACGCTACTAAAGGACAGCCATGAGTATCTTTACTTGTATTACCCCCATGTATTCTTATACCCTTAAAGCCTTTTACATCTAACAATAAAGGCATTAACCTTTTAAATCTATTAGAAACAGTTAGAATGACGTTATAAACACCCGTAGGGATGGCTGTCTCTCCATAAACTTTTAAACCGTCTGCTCTCTTTTCATCTTCTAAAGTATGGCAAAAGAACTCGCCATCTATAAATAAGTCGCCAATTATGTTCCTGTCCCCCTTAGTGTTATACGTATGTCTATATAAATTTAGTTCCATAATTATAAGCTTATCATTCGTCTATTATATCTTCTTATTAATTCGATAATTTCTTGTTCTGTCCACTGGTCTTCTTGAACTCTAGCCGCCAAACTGTCCACTAATGCATCAACGGTCAATCCAGTCTTAGCGCTTAACTTAGCTGAGAATTTAACCCTGCCAGAATCTTTAGAGTTAAGCATCACTGTAACCATCTTGCGCTGCTGAGTTACTTTATATTCCTTCATATAATCCGAGGCCATAACCCCACTCATGAAGTCTTTAGAGTTTATCTTTTCTTCCAAGACCGTAGAAACCTTTTCCTTAAATTCAAGTTCTGCACCCTTTTGAATGAACGACCAAACAAGGCCGCCAATAGTTGTAATTAAAAACAGGATTATAGAAACTAGATTCTTCTTTAAAAACTCCATTACTGATTATTTTCGTGCTGCTCTATTTCCTCAAAAAGCTTTGCTATTTGCTTATCTTTTTGCTTTACTATCAGTTTCAATTCCTCGCAATAGTTCTCCCACTTTAATTGCGTTCTTCTTTGCTCTTCTATTAGTCTAGTCTTGCTTTCATCTTGGTCAATTAAAATTTCCACCTTACCAGTAAGTGCATCTATCTCGTTTTTTAAGTCGTTTATATGCTTCTGGTAAAATTCTTGATACTTTAACGCAATCTCAATATCCTCCTTTCTACGCCCCATAAAGAAGCCTATTAAGGCTGTAACAATATTACTGCCCGCCACTGTCGATATTATTTCTGCTGTTGTCATTAATTATAAACTCTTATTTCAAATGTAGAATTACTTAGCCTTCCGTCAAAAAAACTAACAGAGCCAGTGTCGTAAGTCCTTATTCTGACCACATCATCATCAACCCTAATCATAGAAAATATAGTATCTTGAGCAACAGAGCTTCCTAAAAGTATGGTTTTATCTTCTGTGAATGCGCCCACTAAAGTTGCAGTATACGTGCCA